ATTATTTTTAGAGTCTATTTACAAGCAATACCCAAACCAGCGGATTTTGATTTTAACGCACGTCAAAGAACTAATTGTGCAAAATTATCAAAAGCTGAAATCATTGTGGTTATCCGCTCCCGCTGGTATTTACAGCTCGGGCTTAAATAAACGAGAGCTGCACGACCCGATTACATTTGCTGGAATCGCTTCTGTTGCTAAAAAGTCGGAATTGTTTGGCCATGTTGACCTAGTTATTATTGACGAAGCGCATTTAGTGAGCACAAACGAAACAACGATGTATCAAAAATTCATTAACGCTCTAAAATTAAAAAACCCATATCTTAAAATAGTTGGTTTAACTGCAACACCCTGGCGCCTTGGGCACGGTAAAATTATCGACCCTGTCAAAGGTGAAAACGACCAAGAAATCCCTTCGTTATTTAGCGATATTTGTTTTGATATAACCGGAATACACGCATTTAATAGGCTCATTGCAGAAAATTATTTAGCACCACTTATTCCAAAAAGTACAACGACGCGGTTAGATGTCGATGGTGTTCACATGCGGGGCGGTGAGTTTATTGAAAAAGAGCTGCAGACAGCAGTCGACAAAAATGAAATTACGCTTGCTGCAATTAAAGAAGCAATGGAGCTTGGATACGAACGCAATCACTGGCTCGTGTTTGCTACAGGTATTGACCACACTATTCATGTCGCGGATGCGCTTAATGACAACGGGATTCCAGCCATTGCAATACATTCTAAGTTAAGCGACACAGAGAGGGATGCTGCGATAAAAGGTTTTCTTACCGGTAAATATCGCGCAGCGGTGAATAATAATATGCTCACAACGGGTTTTGATTTTCCTGCTATTGACCTTATTTTGTGTCTACGGCCAACAGCGTCACCAGTGCTCTGGGTGCAAATGTTGGGCAGAGGTACTAGACCGGCACCCGGAAAAGAGAATTGCTTAGTGCTTGATTTTGCTGCAAATACAAAGCGATTGGGGCCTATTAATGATCCCGTTGTACCAAGGCGCAAAGGGCAAAAAGGTGGCACTGCGCCAGTTAAAGAATGCCCAAATTGCCGCACTATTGTTCATGCAAGCCTGCGATTCTGTAACGGATTACTAGATAATGATAATAAGTGCAATCATGAATTTAAATTTGAAACCAAATTAAAATTTGGTGCAAGCACGGACGAATTAATAAAAGGCGATTTGCCTGTTGTTGAAATATTTAAGGTTGACCACATTACGTACAGCAAGCACGAAAAAATAGATCGCCCGCTTATGCTAAAAGTTTCTTATTATTGTGGTTATAAAATGTTCAACGAATACGTTTGCATCGAACACACAAATTTTGCCGGTAAAAAGGCCCGCGACTGGTGGCGTACAAGAAGCGATGCTCCGCTGCCACTTACTGTACCAACCGCGCTCGAAATGGTGGATAGTCTAAAAACGCCAACGCATTTGCGCGTATGGATTAATAAAAAATATCCAGATATCCTTGCAATGTGTTTTGACGGTACTGCTTTTGGAACTGTTGAAGCTGGCGATTCGTTTGAAATCCCGTCGGTTCAGATAGCAAATGAACGCAAGGTATTGAAAAAAGCGGATATTCCAGAAGAACTAGAAGATTCAGATATACCTTTCTAATCAACGATAAGAATTTCTTATAGATTATTTTTAAAAAACGCTTGTATTAAATTTTCAATATCCGTATAGTTACTACATGCAGTTAATTATCAACAAACAGATAGAGGAAACAAAATGAAAACTTTCAAAGAAATGAATAAAGCAGAGTTACGCGCAGCCTGTAAAGCTGCTGGAATTAAAAACTATGGAAAAATGGATAACGCTGGAATGAGAATGGCGTTAAGCCTTGCAAATATAACAAAATCTGAACCAAGCAAAGGTAGCTTGGTTGATATAGTTTCAACGCAGCTTAATCAACCAGAAAGCAAATTGAAAAATGGTAAATTTCCACCGCGCCCAAAAATGAAAAAACTTGAAACAGTGCGTGAAGAAAGAAACGGCGTAAAACGGCCAAGCGCGGGCGGTTTATGCCGCGCAGTGTGGGATATGTTGGATGTAGTGTCGCTTGAAACTTGTGTTGTTCCAAGTTTAAAAGCTGTTAAAAAGATTGCTGAAGAACGCGGATGGAATTTGAATAACGTAACAATCGAATATTACCGTTGGAAAAAGTTCAACGGTTATTAATTTTTAAGCTATAATAACATCTGGTCTTAGACCAGATGTTTAATAACTATATTAATTAGGAGTCCATTATGGAAGAAACAAACAAAGTTAAAACCAAAGAAGAAAAAGAAGCTGCGAAACTCGCTGCAAAACAAGCTCGCGAAGCTGCTAAAGCGCAAAAATTGGCAGAAAAAGAAGCTGCTAAAGCTGCGGCAAAAATGCCAGAACAAAATGGTGTAAAGCGACCAAAACCGGGAACGCTTTGCAGCGCGGTTTGGGAAATTGCTGACAAAATTAGCATGGAAACCGGTAAACCTGCCGAAGTTGCCGACGTTATTGCACAAGCTAAGGCTGACGGGTTGAATGAAGGTAATGCGCGGATTGAATTTGCAAGATGGAGAAAATTTCATGGTATTGCAAGCAAACCGGGCAGACCTGCAAAATCAGAAGCTGAAGCTGCTGGAAAAGAAGCAGCTTAATCATAACAATACGCCGGCCAATAACCGGCGTATTTATTAAAATGAACGAACAAAAACCTGAAAAAAGAAGTCACAGCGAAGTTCTTGAAGTCCATAGTATTTTTCGGACTATACAAGGTGAAGGCCCGTTTTGTGGAACTCCGGCGGTATTTATAAGGCTCGCTGGTTGCAATTTACAGTGTCCAGGGTGTGACACGGATTATACAAGCAACAAACATCGAGCTAGCGCGGAAGAAATTGTAGATAAAGTGCGCGAGTTGCAAGATACTGGTCTTGTTGTAATTACTGGCGGTGAGCCATTTAGACAGCAGATTGGAAGTTTATTGCGAAAATTAAATGTCTGGGATTATTATGTGCAAATTGAAAGCAATGGCACTTTACCGCTACCGGATGGCGTGTTTTTTAGTCAGTACCCAGATATGAGACGTGGGAATTACATTGTGTGCAGTCCGAAAACTGGTTCAATACATAAAGAGATTCTCGAAAACGCTTGCGCTTTAAAGTATGTTTTAAGCCACTATGCTGTTAATTTAGCAGACGGATTACCAATAAAAGCTCTTGGACATCCTGTAGACGAATATGTTGCACGACCTCCAAAAAGCTGGATTTTCCCTGTTTATGTGCAACCAGAAGATAGTAAAGACGAACGAATTAACTATTTGAATTTACAGGCTTGCATCAATTCTTGCATGAAGTTTGGATACACGTTACAGTTACAAATACACAAACTCATAGGGATGGAATAATGAATAATAGCGCTTTAGTAATTTTATCAGGTGGACAGGATTCGTCTACTTGCTTATTTTGGGCAAAACAAAAATTCGATACAGTGCGAGCAATTACGTTCGATTATGGGCAGCGGCACCGTATTGAATTGGAAGCTGCTAACATAGTCGCGCAAATGGCAAATGTTGAACATGAAATAATTGACATGAAAGGAATTTTGTTATCAACCAGCCCGCTACTAAGTGACGAAGAACTTGATCAATACCAAGACGCGCAGCAAATGGAACAAGTTGTCGGCGATCGTATTGAGAAAACTTTTGTTCCGATGCGAAACGCATTATTCCTAACAATTTCGGTGAATCGAGCTCTTGCTTACAAATGCAGCGATATTGTGATTGGAGTGAGCGAAGAAGATAGCGCTAATTATCCTGACTGTACAATAGAGTTTCTAAACGATTTTTGTCAATTAACACTAAGCGCATTAGGGACAACAGCTAATGCAGTTTTGAACGCGCCGTTACTTAATAAAACAAAAGCCGAGACGGTAAAGCTGGCGCATAGTATGCCAGAATGTTGGAATGCTTTAGCTTATACTCACACCAGTTATGACGGCAAATACCCGCCAACTGACAAGAACCACGCTAATATTTTACGCGCAAAAGGTTTTGAAGAAGCTGGTTTGCCAGACCCTCTAGTTCTACGTGCTTGGCGTGAAGGGTTGATGGAATTGCCAGAAACAGCGAATTATGCAAATTTAACATAACATAATGGATATTTTTACTCACGCTATTATCGGGGCTGCAACAGGAGCGCAATATAACGAACCGGTTTTAGGAGCAGCAATTGCAATAATTCCAGACTTACCGTTAATAGGCAAACGCAGACAAGAGCCGACAGAATTATACAAATACTGCCACAGTTTTTTAGGATTAATAACAATCTCTCTATTGTTATATGTAATAGTAGGTAATCTTGAGCTTTGTCTAGCTTGCTTAGTTTCTCACATTGTTTTAGATTTACCAACCCATTCAGCAAAGTGGAACCCCAGATTGTTTTATCCAAAGAATTATCATTTACAAAATTTTGAAGAGTGGGAATTTTTCAACAACAGTTGGTTTTTAGGATTAGGAGTTTCAGTAATATGGATAATTGTTGCAATCTTTTAACAAGAGTGACATTAACGCATTGGTTTCCGATATTAACCAGATGTCCGGTGACCGGTTTCTACGACCCGATTTTTGTAGAAGTCACATTTGTGAATGAATTTGTTGAGCTGCACGAATTTCGAACGAATTTAAAAAAATTACTTTGGAACCGTGTAATTTTTATGGAAGACGCTGCAAAATTAGTATTTGAGAAATTTCCAGACGCAAAAAACGTCAGAGTGCGATTAGCATTTAGCAAGCATATTGTGGAGATAGTTAGATTATGGTAACGACAGCAAATAGATACCACGATATTTCATGTGGTCATCGTGTAGTTGGGCACGAAAACAAGTGCAAATATTTACACGGACACAACTACCGCGTCCACTTTGTCTGCGAAGCAGAACAGCTTGACGATATTGGTAGAGTGATTGATTTCAGCGTGATAAAAGAAAAGCTTTGCATGTGGCTGGAGAATAATTGGGATCATCGATTTTTAATATGGAAAGAGGATGAATTGTTTTTTGATTTGGGGCATACATTTAAATCAAATGTAGATAATATTGAAATTTTTATCGCGTCGCTTGTTAAAGTACCTTTCAACCCTACCGCTGAAAATATGGCGCAATATTTGGTCGAGGTTATTGGGCCACAACAACTAACCGGAACAGGTGTAAAATTAACTTCGGTTACAATTGAAGAAACTAGAAAATGTAGTGCGTCCTATACAGCGAAGGAATGATATGAAAATTACATTAACGAATAAAGCGATATTAAACCTTGTCAAAAAATTAGCACATGAAATCAACAGATGGCAATATACGGATCCGAACCGCAGTACAATTCGCATTTATCCAATTCCACGAGGCGGAATACCGGTCGCTTATGCTTTGCATGGTTGGATATGTTGCGAAATTGTTGATAGACCAGAAGATGCAAATTGTTTTGTTGACGACTTAATTGATAGCGGCGCGACGTGCGAACGATACTGCGATCAATACCCAGAAAAGCCCTTTTTTGCGCTAATTGATAAACGAGAGGATGAACAATTTAACAATAAGTGGATTGTATTTCCCTGGGAGCAGACTGAGAAAAAGCAGGACGAGTCTGGAACCGATATTGTTATTCGCTTGCTGCAATTAGTTGGCGAAGATCCTCAGCGGGGCGGATTGTCAGAAACTCCGCACCGAGTTATTAAAGCTTGGCGACATTGGTGTTCTGGTTACAACAAAGAACCCGCGCAAATCTTAAAAGTATTTGAAGATGGTGCTGAAAAATACGACGAAATGGTAACTGTTAAAAATATTCCAATCTATTCACATTGCGAGCATCACTTAGCTCCAATATTTGGAACTGTCACAATTAGTTATATTCCAGACGGTAAAATAGTTGGATTAAGCAAACTAT